AAATCGTCTATTTGAGCATCAGTTAAATCTGACCTGTTGAGCCAGTCCGCTACTCCTGTTCGTAAAGTAACTTGATCGATAATAGTAGCCATCTGATCTCCTAAATTTTAAATCGATTTGAAATGCCACTTGTAAGTAGCTTTGGGTATTCTTCTTTTATTATTCTTTTAAACTTTGCTATTAAAGCAGGATATTTTAAAGTCTCTGGAGAATGTATATCTATACCGTACTTTGTCATTATGTCAATAGCTACGATATCTGGTATTATAGCAAAACTCTTCATTGTTGTCTGAGAGGTATTAGCACTTCTCATATCTTGAGCATAGTCTAAATAACCTTGCACATCTTGAGTTGCCACTCCAACACCTTCTTTAAATCCAGCTTTTATTGCACTCATACTTATGTCCTTTATATAAAATAACCCCGGATTTTTCCGGGGTTATAGTTGGCTTACTTAGCCGCTTAGGTTATCAACTAAACCAGAAGCACTTGGATTCAAGCACTCAAGAGTAGTTTCATGTACCATTAGCGCACGTAGTCTATCACCATCTTCAGAGATATCTCTGTGATGTAATGGACGTAGTGTTGCTAATTTAAACATTGATGAATCATATACTAAGATATTATCATCACCAGCTGCGTTAGCTGCACCCGCACCAGAACCGGTATGGCCCATGATGTAGTTAGGTACTACCTGTACAGTTCCGAAATCAGTTTCATAAATCTCTACTGATTGACGAAGCTTTCCAGACTCATCGATATTACGACGAACGTTTCCATTAGAAACTTGTCCTTGTGCTGCTGTTGAGAAGCTACGCTTAAGACGTGGTGACATCATAAGAGTAGTTGGTCTTCCACCGTTTTCCCAGGCTGCTTGCATTACTGTATCAATTTGAGACAGTGTAAATGCTGCTGCTGTGCCTGCAGATACAGGGATGTTAGAACCATCACCAGCGCCTGCTGAGATTGCACCACCTGAAGCATTAACAGTATTAGCTGCCTTTACCCAAGATTGGTATCCACCCATGACACGGTTACCTGAAGAAGACTTAACGCCTTTTCCAGTTGTTAAAGCCCACTCAATATCACGCATTAGTTCTTTACCACGCTTTTCAGACTGATATTTAAATTCAGACTTACGACCAGCTTTAGATACATTTTCCATAGTACCTGAAACTTCAATCGACTTAGTAAAGATTTGAGTTTTGTTGTTAAGACGACCTACAACTGGACCTGCAGAAGGTGTGCCTGGAAAGGCTGCGCCTTCAGCATTGTTGTTTGCAGCAGGTGCTGCTAGTTCGTCAGTTGACCATTCATGTAAGATTGCTGTAGCTTTAGATTTGCCACAAGAAGACATAAACGGTGTTTCATCACGAACGATATTAGAAATAAAGTTCGCTAGATCCTCGCGGTTACTCGCCGCGTTCGTTGCTGTTGTAAAAGTTGTTGCCATTTTCTTTAGTTCTCCGACTAATTGAAGAGTTCAGAGTTATCGAATATACTGTCGTAAACATCATCATTAAGAACTTTATAGTCCTTATCAGATGCCTTACCTTTAGTAATTCGTTTACGAGCATCGACGCTCTTAGTCTTCGTTTTGTATTGTTTTGAAGCAGGCTTTTTAGCAGATACTGTTTTAACAGGTGCAAGCTTTCGCTTTTTCGCTCCTGTAGATGCAGACGTTTTTAATCTACGATAATCATCTATAAACTTAGCAATAACAGGTGAGACAATTGTATTAACGAATTCTTCTGGAATCCCTTGCTCAATTGCAAACTTGTAGTTACTTTGTGCTATAGCTTCAGTCCAGTCAGGTACTAATGTTACGATTTCCTTTTGGAAACTTTCAACATTTTTCTCTGCTTGTTTTTGAACTTCTTCTTGCTGGACTTTCAGCATCTTATCTGTAGTACTATTGCGCTCAGTTTTACGTCTGTCATATTCATCTTCTAAAGATTTATACTTGTATTGTAGTGTTGCTAAATCATCATCAACACCCTCAACAAATCCATCTTTAGCCATTTTGTCCATAACATCTTTTTTACTTTGCAGTAAAGCTAAGTCGCGATCATCTTGCTGTTTAAGTAAGTCATCATTTATTTTTTGAAATACATGTGACTTCTCTATCTCAGCATCTAACTGTTTGGCTTGCTCCGCCAGTTCCTGACCTTTTTTAGTCTGGCTCTGATTAGTCTGATATCCTTTAATAAGCTCTTCAATTGTTACCTCTGATTTCTCACCATCAACTTTGACTGGCACAAGGTAATCCATATCGAGCTCACCATCAACTACTTCATCTGATTCTTCTTGTTGGATAGATTCATCATCGTCCTCATCGTCCTCTTCTTCCGTAGCGGAATCTTCATTATCATCATCAACATCTTCAGCGTCCTCTTCAGCGTGGTCTAGATCTTCGCCTTCAAGTTCTTCTGTGGATTCGTCCTCTTCTTGGATAGATTCAACTTCCTCTTCGTTATCAAATGCAGGGCTTAAAGTACCTCTTTCCACTGCTCTATCTAATAAAGTATCAATTGCATCGTCCATCGGATTATCAAATCCAGATTCACTCGTGCTTACATCGCCCGTTTGGGTAGAATTATCACTCATAAATAAAATCTCCTATTATAATTAAGAGAGTCTTGAACAACTCTCATACATCTCTCATCAGGGTTCTTCAAGAACCTCTACTTAGCCTTTTGTTTAGACACCTTTGGCTTCGGTGCTTTCATTAATTTTAACTCTTGTACTAATTGGATCATATCTAAACAAGCTGTTGAGTTAGCCCTAGTGTATGACGCGCCAAGCGAAATATCACTAATCATAACATTAATCATACCGTTTATTTGATCTATTGCTTTTTCTAACGTTTGTTCATTAACCATCTTCATCTACTCCATCAATCTCTCTGGTTTTATTGTTTTTAGCTGTAACAGCTCGTTCTATATTTGACTGAACAGCTCCTAGTGAAACAACTTGATGATAGATAAATTCACGAGCTTGGGTCTCATGGTGTTTCGTTGTTATCCAAGCTTTAAATAAATCATTCATTAAGTCTTCGTACACGAATGTGAATGTGTCTTTTAATTCTTCACATCCCCATCCTTTTTCTAGAACACGTTGACTATCGTCGTAAGGTGTAACTTTTTTAGGTTTACCCCCTACTGATATATGTTCTTTTTGTCTTTTATAATCACTCATCTCTCATCCATCTCCTAATGATTACGCTTTAGAAACTAATGTAGTATGTACAACAGATCCAGGAACAGTAGTAGTACCTGTTACTCCATCTGCATTACTAACTTGCACTAGTAAATCACCCGCGGCAACTACTACCGCTGTTGCACCATCGGCTCTTACTATAGAACCAGTTAATCTACCTGCTGCGTCAACTGTAAAAGCTGACGGCTTAATATAAGTTAATGCTGACGCATCATAAAACCATACTTCCCCCATTTTGCATTCCTCCTTGCATTTGTTGTTGTTGCTGTTGCATTTGCTGTTGTTGCATCTGCTCTTGCTCAGCAGCTTGTTTTTCTTGTTCCTCAGTATCTTGATACAAACCTTGGAAGTCTACAGGAATTTTAACAGGTGGTTGAGCACCTTCAGTTCCTTCTGCTTTAATCTTAATCTCAGCCCAACTTCTATTACTGTCATCTTCCGCTTCAAGTAATTGACGCTTGTTATCAATCTTCTTATTATCTATTTCAGCTTTAATAAGACTAGTGTTAGCATCTTGTGCTGCTTGTTGAGATTTAGATGCAGCTGATTCTTGTTGCTGTCTCTCTTGTTCTGAAGCTTCTATTTGCTCCATAACTTGTGGATCATCTGGATCTACAAAATAATCAAGTGGATCTAACCCCATAGAGTTAACCATCTTAACACCTAGGTTAAATGCAGCATCTTTAGATATATACTTTCTAGCTGTAGGATCTTGAGCCATAAGAGGTATCAACTCTCCCATCTGCTGAAGTTTCATCTGCATATTAGAGTTTGAGTTCTCTCCTAAGTTTGCTTGTATATCTAGATCTAAGTTAGAAGGAATCATTTGTAAATCAGAAGGGGATATAGAAGCATAACCCTTATCGGTCTTATACATCATATCTTCTTTAATGTTTTGCTTCATCTCTTTTAACAAACCACGACATAGATCTTTGAATCCTGTTTCCATGAATCTTCTAGCAATATGCTCAATACGAATCTGAGCCGCGTTTTGTGCACCTGCTATTTTTGCTTCTGAGTTTCCTGATACATATAATGCATCGTTCAATCCCATAGCTGCTTTTGTTAATCCTGTTGATTGCTCTTTCTGCAGCTGAAGGTATTCTAACATTCCTTGAGTTCCAGGAGATATAGGATCAGGTCCTAATTGCTGAACAGAGTTAACAGCAGGACCATTAGTAGCAATAACTTGCTTAGGTACTGGGTTCTGTAAAGCTGAGAAGTCTACTACATTTGGATCGGCTAGTGTTCTACCGTAGTTACCAAAGTAAACATTCTCTACAAATCCTCTTAATATAGCTGTAGTTGCCTGCATCTGAGGTCTAACCATATCAGCTAAAGATAACCCATGATACTCATGAGGAATCTCTACTGGGTTTAGATCAGCAACAGGTATATAAGACACATCGTCTTCCTGAAGTATATCATCACCAGCTTTAATAACGTGTTTAAGTTCAGCTATACCATCACCATCTCTATCTGTTCTGATCCAGCATTCAATAACTTCTAGTACTGTATTAGCTTCATCAGACTCATCAGCAGCTTCATTAAGTAACCAGTTGTCAATACCAACGGATTCTTTTCTTGATGATATCTCTTGAGACCAAGACATACCTCTACCAACTTCAGCATTCTCACCAATTTCTGATAAGTCTTTTTTGAAGCTAGGAAACATCTGTCTGATTTCTGAATAACTAAGTTCTACTACTTTAGCTACAAACGTAGCGTCTTGAATACTCTTAGCGTCTTTATTAATTAAGAACGCTTCAGGTGGTATAGCCTCGAGAACTACTTTAGAATTATCGACCTTTCTTCTAAGTCTTACATTCTGATAAAGTTGTTCCTGTGGTCCTTCTTCATAATTTTCTATAACTTCTAAATCACCAACGATCTCTACAAGAGGATCTGATAGTAATTCGTCTAACACTGTCTCGTTAATTTGGTCGTACTCTTCCATTTCATATTCGAAAGACTCAGCCCAAGACCAGCTTAATGTACCGTTACCATATAGGTAAGCAGACTTAACCCACGTGTTAATTGTTTTCCAACCATCATTCTTATTAAAGATACAATAGTTAACTAGATCAGAAGCTACTTTAGCTTGATGTATATCTCTAGGCCTAGCGCTTCTAGGTACAAAGTTAGCTAGCTTATTATTATCTAGTAATAGCTTTGTTGTTAAGGCAGTATAACTTTCAATCACTTCAGTAGTATCAGAAGATACTATCTTACTAACTCCCTGAGGTTTTAGATCACCTAAGGGCGTCATGTTAAACTCATACGTAGCATTCTCTCTTCTTGAAGACAGATCACCCGCACCAGTTAAACCACCAATACTATTACGAACCTTAGAGTCGATTTGACTGATCAGTTCGTCATTAGTTACTTTTTTCAATTCCATACTCTCTCTCTCCGTTACAGCCAATTAGTTTGGTCTGCGTATGTATGTTGATTTAATTCTCCAAAAGAGAATCGTTGATTTGTTAAAGAATTACTATGAGTTCTGTAAGCTTCACAAGTTATAGCAAGAGCCATAACAGTATCATCATAATGACCTGCTGCAGCTTGCATCCTGTTATTATCACCTACTAATATGTAATTTCTTAACTCATCTAATATCAAGCTAGATGGGATATTTATATCATAATCCTTAATCATAGATTGTAAATTAGAAATGATAGGTACCTTAGTACTTACCGTTGTTTTAAAACCAAACGAATTTATACCGTCGCCGTATTTTACATTAGCTGTCTTTCTTTGTTGGTATAGATTTGGATAATTCATAGAATGTAACTGTTGTATTGTTGCTAGTCCAATAGAGTTAGACTCAGGTACCAACAAGCAATTGTTATACCATCTACCTAAATAGAATAGTACATGCCCAAAAAATACAGGATCTATCCTGTTATTTCTGTATAGAGCTACAACGTTTCTTTCACTGTCCATAACAACCGCTGCAGAATAGTCTCCGCCCACACCCCCGGCGACATCCCCGCCGATGATATATTTTTTGTCTCTTTTAGGTGGTTCCCAAACTTGCAAGTCCCCTTCGATATTTTCATCAAAGCTTGCATAGTCTCTATTAAATGTTCTTATCGATTCAGGCGCTGATGAGATGTACTGATTGATTACTTCCACATCAAATACATTTGAGCCGGATTGGATAAAGCTTTCCTGAGCGGTGAACGGATATTCCTGTTTGAATAAAATAGTTGAAGTCTCTGCAATCTTTATTCGGCGCCAGTATATCTGTTCGTTATCTAAGTTCCACTCTTCCTTAATCTTCTTTTCTTCGGAGTCCAGTTCTAAGTTGTCTGGCACTGCAATTCTGTATTCGTCCTGGATATACCACGGCACAAATAGAGATGTAAAATTTCCTATATTTTTTTCTGCTTTATTCCATAGATCGTAGTACACACCCTGGGCACCGTTAGATGTAGAGTTGATAATAATAATAGATCCAGGAGAAAGTGAAATAGACTGGAATAGTCCAGCCATAACTTTCTCTGCACTCTGAAAGAATGCTGTCTCATCGCATAACAAAGCCGTGTTAGTTGTACCACGTCCTGGGTTATCTGCACCTGCTGTAAAGCATCTGTACATAGAACCATTGTCTAAGAACTTCATCTCTCTTTTATTTGATGCACTCAACTCTGGTTTAATATCCTCAGGAAGATCTTCAAAGAATGTCTTAGACATACTAAAGATACTTTCTGTTGTTGGCTTATCTAAAGAAATAATAACAGCTCTTGTAGAAGTATAGAACAAGGCACGGTGAAATATCAACGCTGAGCTAATCGTACTGAATCCTGCCTGACGGTATTTAGATATGATCATTCTCACATAACCCTTATCTTCCATCTGCCTAATAAACTCATCTACAACTAACTTCTGTGCCTTGTTGATTTTTAATTTTATTTTACCTAGCGCGGCATCTTTTGGATAAATGTATAAACACTCATTAATAAAAGCATCTGGATTATTCTTCCAGAACTCCCATTGCTTTCTTTTCTCAAGCTCTTCAACTGCTTGCAACAACTCATCATCTGCTTGCATACGTGTCCTTTACTTCTCGTTACTTACAAGCTGAAATACTCTAGCCTGCAGATCTTCTGTAGATACATCCTTAACATTCTCTTTAATCACCTCAGCATCTGCTGTAGGTTCTATAAATTTATTTGCTTCTATAATAGCTTTCATTGCTAAACTATCACCTGCAGTCGTAGCTTGCGCAAAGTTCCTCCTTGCGATCTCCACTAGCATATCTGCCGGACTCAGTCCTTCACCTCTACTGAAAGCTTCCTTAGTTAATGTAAGTTTATTCCTAGAACCTAACGGTTTTCCCTTAGGATTCCCAGACTCCCCTTTCTTCCAGTGCTGCTTTGCAGCGTTCGGATGTTGTACTTCACCTTTCTTAAATGGCATATTTCCTCCTAATTTTTTAAGAAATATTTAAAAAGCACACAGAACTGTAATAACCCCTAGGCTAATACTTTCCCTGTATGTTCTTACGTAGCAATCCTGTCGATACGAATGGGCTCTGTTGAGAGCTCTGTACACTTTTTAAATACTTCTGCGTTTCCTAAAATTTTATATGTTTGGTTACTGTGGGTTAAATATATAGTAAGACCCAGAGCAAGAGCTTTGGTGTCCCCCTCAAGATCTCAAGAGCGAGAGCTGAGAGACAAGAGATCAGAGCTTTAATGCTACAATGATGTAGTATCTTATAACAATAAAGGAGATTCAAATGTATAAATCAAAACTAAACCACGATCAAAGACTGATCATGAAACTAAATGACTTACCTATTCCATCACGTAAGTCTTATATCTCTCGTCTATCTTCACAGGCTATTAGTAATGTAGTAGCTTATGTAGCTTCTTCTACTAAGTGGAACTATAAATCATCTGTTGATGTAGATATGTGGACTAACGATCACCTTAACTGTACAGTTGAGTACGATCATAACTCTGATACCTTTAGGTTTCACAGTGTAAGTCTTGAAGGTATCTTTAAGAGCTACGAGAATGTTAGCTTCAATCCAACAGAGGTCTTCGATGCTGAAGATCTTGAGTCTATTGGGTTCAATACAATAGGAGCTTGGAGTAAGTAAGAGACAAGAGACAAGAGATACCCAACTAATGCGTGTAATTACTTTGTAGCTACCACATGTGAACCATAATGTGATGCGAGTGAGTGCACGCTAGGTTGGACCTAACGATGATCCAAAGTTTATCTTAATACACTATCATATACTCATAGTTTATTAATGTAATCTTTCAATAATAAAGGAGACTATTATGTCTATCAACAAGCAAGCAAAGGTCTTAACAGATTTCATCAATGATGATGCAGGTTTCTATAGTGATTGCTATAAAGAACTTCATGGTTCAAGACCTGGACGAATATTAATACAAAGATTTATGAAGGGTTCTGATGTCGAAAGACAAGCAGATCTCAAAGATCTATGTAATAGTATTCAAAGGTTTGAAGATCAAGATGAAGAATACTATCTTGAGACTGTAAAGAATCTTCAGCAATATGGAGACTTCACAGCCGAACAACTCAGTAAATGGGATTGTTTGTAATCGCTTTGGGCTCTTAGTAGATTATCTAATTACTTGCCCAAGGTAATATCGTTGATGCGGATCCATTCAGTCCTACTCTTTTTCTTTCTCTATAAGGGAGTGGTCGAAGATGATCCGTATTTTAATCATAATAAAGGAGAAATGATATGTTCCAAGTAGAAATGGAAGATGGCATATGGGAAGATGTGGCTAATGTATTTTGGTCAAAAGATCCTCATATGTTTACTGTTCATCATTGGGGTAATGTTTGGCTAGTTGCAAGCTTAACCGATGATGTATTATTATTTAGTGATGATAGTATGTTGACAATCACTATGGGTGAACTAAGAAGAATGTGGCATTTAAAAACTACTGCATTATCTTCAGGTGGTGAGCTAAGAAGACCACGGTTTCATGTTGGAGCTGTGGTAGATAAAGATGCTAGACCGTTTAGCGTCGATGATAAATAACAAGGAGAAATACTATGTCAAAGAAAGTCGGTTATGTTGTATCAAGAGAGTTAGGGAGAGTTAAGTATAGATTTCCTAACAATTATGGAGCTTCTGTTATTCAGAATGAAATGAGCTATGGTGGTTCTGCAGGAATGTATGAGATCGCTGTATTGAAATATCATTCAAATGACGATGAAGATTGGAGTATAGATTCAACTACTTCAGTAACAGATGACGTTATCGGGTGGTTACATCCTGATAAGATCGACATGCATTTGTTAGAAATTAAATCATTATAAAGGAGATATACTATGTTAGAAATCATAATAATGTTGTTAGTCGGCATCATTCTTGCTATAGGTTTAGCAGGGATGGTGATTTTCTGTACTGTCACGCGTATGAATGTACTTGACGATGACGGTAATCATTTAGTTAAAAAATAGGAGTAAACTATGTCAAATCAAGAAATGGCTAATGCCACAAATGAACTGATAATCTATGAAGAATATATGGGTTGTCAAGGTCAGTTCCCAATGCGCTCTATGTCACTTGAGGAACTTAAGCAGCCGATTGAAGATCTGGAAGATGATCTGTTCGATGAATTCCAGTACTTCAAAAGGCGTTTTAATTCTCAGTATCAAAGCTGGGCAACTTAAAGGAGAAATACTATGTCAAGGGAACTAGACAAAGATGATTACGTAAGAGATCATTGGAACCATGGATATGCTGAAGCAGTATATATCGCCTGGAAAAAGGGCTTTATAAATGAATGGGCTTTCTGGCAGCTAATGATGATACGTATGATTGAATGGCGAATTACAGTAGATTATGTCTTCGATAAATTCGATGATTTAGATGTCGTATCTAAAGATGACGAGCAGAAACTGCGTAGAGCTTATCAAGAGCTATATAACGAACGTTATTTGCAAGATGTATTCGATCATTCTAAAAAGTAAGTAAATACCTGAGCATGTGTTTAAACTGCTCAAAAAGAGCTGAGTAATGGTTACTCAGACAATTATGCTAATATAGGAGAAATATATGGCACTAGTAAAACTAACAGGTCATTTAGGCCAAAATCCAGAAATGGGAACTACAAAGAAAGGTAATGAGTTTGCGAAGTTAAGAATTGCAGAGTCTAACGATTATTACGACGAGGCTGCTAAGTCTTGGGTAAAGCGTGAACCAACTTGGTGGTTTGTGACAGTGTTCACTAATACTGCTCGTAAAGCAACTGAAAGTCTTGGAAAAGGCTCTAAGGTGAGTATCGAGGCTAAGATCGAAAAGACAGAAGAAAATGTCGATGGATCTTGGAACACTAAAGTATATCTTAATGCATTTAAGATTGCTGAAATCGTACCTGAAGCTTAATGCTTGTGGTAACATTAAATAGTGGTGAGAGTAATCGTGCTCTCATCACATTCTATAGGAGAGAGTTGTGGCAATAATAAGAGATGACGAAACTGATTGGACAGCTGAGCTAACTGATATCGATATGGTAT